CGATACTAAATACTTTTCTATTTCATGATCTCTAATCAAATGGCCGATGGCAATCGTCCATTTTCCTAGCGTATCTTGATAGGCATGTGCTCTTGTTCCTTCATGGTCACGAACCCTAGCCTTCAGTTCATCAGTAATTTTTATTGTGTTCATTTTCCACCTATTCCCCAATGTATTTCATGAGGATCTTTTTCCTTTCTTTTTGTTGCTCTATATAAGTATGATCTTATTATATTTCTTAAATGCGTAATAAATATTCTCATCTTCTTTTGACAGAAGGTATACCATTGTACATGTTTTGTAAACCGTTTTGCAAACTTTTTAATTGTTTATCAATCATTCCACCATCAGCTGCCATAGCTAAATACTGATTTGCAATGTCGGGTTTATTTTCGAACTGAATAACAGAACGAGTTAATTCGTCTAATTCATTTGGTTCAACAGTTTCCCCTACTCTTTCTTTTACAAAAGATAAGTAGTTATTAAAAGATTGTGGGTTGTCTTCTTTAGGAGCATACTGACCAATAATATCTTCTACTCTATTACTTCTATTTACTTTAGCTGTTAAATCATTTTTTAATGCTGCTATTCCTGTTTCCGCATCAGGGAATACAGCAAAATTATTACCATAAGTTTGACCTTCAATAGCACCAGGCTGACCTGCAAATTGTAAATTACCTGGATTATTATAAGCAGTAACTTGTGTACCATCGTCCGTGGACAAGGAACCTTGATTCATCTCTTCTTTAAATTTTTCAATATCAACTTGTTCAGGATTAATCATTTCATTAATTCCCATTTGAACTGGAACTTCATCAAAAGGATTTAATAAATCTAAAATACCTAATTCACTTTTTTCTTTTGGCTGTAGTTCTTCTACAGTGGGCATTACGTTTAGTTCATCTAATAATCTTTTTTGTTCTTCTAAATACTCTGGACTAAATCTATCCATCGCTGCTTCTTTTACTTCTTCAGCTGGGAAAACACCCGATTGAGTTATAGGCATTGTTCTCATTTCTTCAATGGTTGGTTTTGTCATATCCACTGTTGGGTTGTTATATCTAAATTCTCTCTCCGCCATTAAAGTATCTAACTCCAAACCTAGAGCATCTCTATCAGCTTCTAATGCTAGTTCTTTAGAATTATTAACAGCGTCTACTGGAGCAATTTTAGATGCGTAAGGATATTTATCAGGGTTATCAAATATCTCTTGTTGTACAGGATTTAATTTATCATATCCTTTGTTAGCTTTATCAAGAGCGTAGTTAGCAATTCCTTTTATTACTCCAAGAATTCCAAAACTTCCACTTTGCAATATATCTCCAGCGCCTCTAGCCATACTACCTATCGCATAGCCCATGTCGCTCGCTAGTTCAGAAAAAGTAGGACCGTATTTATTAGCTAATTGCATTTGTTTTTGAGCTAAGTCCATACTCTCTGGAGTTCTTCTTTGAGTTAAACCTTTTACAATACTACCACTTGTAGTGTAGACAGGTTTTGTTTCTTCTTGTTTAAATTTTCTTAATTGCTCAGCCTGTTCATATCTTCTAAGCAGTCTGTCATCAGAAACATCTTCTCTACCTTTAAAAAATTCTCGACGAGATATTTCTTTTTTTAAGTCTTTTAAAATATCTTGACCTGATTTTCCAGAAGAAGTACCTGGAGGTCCACCAGATGTAGAACTACTTTTAGAGGTTGTTGTTTTTTTGCTAGTAAATCCTGGTGGTGCCATTATGTATTCCTTTGTCTAGCTATTTCTTCCAATAGCGTGTCGTTGCCTATTATATCTCTTGCTAAAGGAGAATCAAGGCTTTGTCTACCAGATACTACAGTTCCTGCACCTCCCGAACTGGTCACTGGGCCAGTGGTCGTGGGCGGTGATGGGGGAACAATCTCTTTAAGATCAAAGCCTTCGGGCATTACAAACGTAGAGTCAAAGTCTCCAGAATTAACGTCAATATTTCTATTGTTTCTTCTTACCTTCATAATCTCTGGATAAGCTAAGATAAATGGATTTTGAATATCCCTACCTAGTTCTTTTCTTAGTTCTCTAAAGTTTTCATTGAAAGCTTGTCTTACTCCCTCTCCTGGGACATAAGGTAGGTATCGACCAGAAATTATAGCTTGTCTTTCTGACTTAGTCATACGACCTAACTCTTTATTAAGCTTTCCTTTATTTGCCCCTAGTTGAAGAGCATCTTTATATGCGTTGTGCATTTGTTTAAAGTTTTCAAATCTGACTCTTTCGGACTTGATGTATTGTTCCACGATTTCACCAGGAGAAACAAAACCACCTTTTAAAACATCACCAACAAAGGATGCTCTTGCACTATCATTCTTCTTATTAAAGTCAGTAACAATAAAAGGCATGGCGTCTACAGGATCTGCTTCAATAGCTCTGAATCCAAAGATACCACCTGCTTCATCTAGTAGATTATAAGTGTTACCATATTTATCGGGAACCTTTTCATTACCTAAAGCACCTGCTTGAAATAATCTGTTTATCTGATTAACAGATCCAGGCATAAAGGTTTCTAAAACATGCATACCACCTTTATAAACTTTTTCTCCTGTTGAATCTCCAGGTCTAAATATTTGTCGACCGTCTCTTGACCTACCGTTTCTGGCTACAATATCAGCGAACGCTTCAAAGAAAATAGATTCAGAGATAAAAGGTTTGGATAATTCATAGAAGCTAGTAGCACCTGCATCGAGTAAATATTTATTTAAACTCTCTCCTGTTTGTTGTCCTTTAGATGCTTCGTTCAGAATAGTATTAACAGGGCGAACTAATGTGTCATAAGGAAAGATGTAACTTAAATCAACATACTTTACTTTACCTGTCTTTTCATCTCTACTAACTGGCATTAACAAACCGTTCTCTGACCACGAAGGAACAAAAGTTCTTAGTGCTCTCATATCATCATCAGTCATATCAGCTAAGGATTTACCAAACTCAACTAAGCCTGCGGGAACAACAGCAGCTGTGGTTGCAACACCTGCTAATCTTCTCATTCCTGTTTGTTTAAATCCTTCAACTTGTAATTCTCTTAAACCTCTTTGAATAGTGTTGTATCCTGTTCTAATAATCTCAGCAGGGAAAGCAACAAAGGTACCGAGAGGTAATCTTCTTAAGCTTTTAATAAAGTCACCAACATATTCATAGTTGGGAATATTGTGCTTGGTAATCTGTGCAGCCATATTTTCATAGAAAGTTTCTAGTAGTTTATCTCCTTCTAATCGAACACCTTGATTACCGATAGTTAAAAATTTACCGTCAGGACTAATGTCCACAATACGATCAAAGATAGGATCATTCTTGGTTACTTGTCTACCTAGTAATTTACTATAGGAATTCATGTTTTTTGGATCAAAGATATTGTCAGCCGTGATACCTAGTTTAGAGAAGTTGTTTTTCAAAGCATCTAGTTCGACTTCAAAATTGAAGTTCTTCCATAAATTATCTTCAGCAAGATAAGCTCGTCTTGCTTTCTCTGCTAATTTAGCTGTTCTTCCTAGTAATTTATCCATGAAGCCATTAAAGTTTCCTGTGTAGATATCCGTGCCGACTTCTTTTGCTAATGCATCAATGTCCCCAGCGATAGGGTTAGTGCCATTAATACCTAATCTTTGATTTCTTAATCGACGAGCAACAGACTCAGCATCAGTGCCTGTAATATCTTTCAGTGCTCTTTTAAAATAGCGAGCTGTTTTCGCAGGGTTTTGAAATAAAATATTACCATTCATCGTAGTAAATAAAGTTGCGGACAATACGTTTCTAACGTGAGTGAATGGTGAGTAAATAGTTTTAGCTTGTTGAGATATACTTTTAGGAATTAAGACCATCCATTTGTAAAGATTATTTAAAGTATTATCTGCTAGCATTTGATCACCGCTAGTGATTGCTTCAGCTACAGGTTTGAATGTATATTTACCGTCCAATACACTAGGAACAATGTCAGCATTTTTTGTTTTTATTTGAACAATATCATCGGGCCCGATATAGATATCTTTGTATTCGGGTAAATTCTTTATAGCCTCTCTGGCTTCTGCACTACTATCAAAGAACATATTACTTTTTGCTGCACCACCTTCTCCTGTTCTTACAGTGTCTTGAAATAATTTATTGTGTGTTTGAAGCTGTGCCATGATTTGAGCTTGTTTAGAATTGGTATTAGCAATGTTATAAAAAGGATCTTCAATCTCTCCTAACAATTGTCTAATGACAGGATTACGTAAAGTTCTTTCTTTAAATATTCCTTCGTCTAATTCCAAGCTAGCTTCATCTTTAATAAACTTTTTAAACCCACTGATAGGTCCCGCAGGAGTTTCAAATAAACTTTTTCCTCTTGTTGTTATAATAGCTTCAACAGCATCGGTTGCTTTTTGAGGAGCAACATTGTCGTAGTAATCTTTAGCCATTCTATCTATTTGTTCTTCAATGGCTTTTTGTTTACTAATGTTTCTCTCTCTATTCATGAGAGGATCTCCTCTGCCGACCATCGGTTGCTTTTGACGTTGTGATGCTCTTAACTCAACAATCTCGGTTGCTTTTGCTCTTGTGGTATCACTATTTTTATATGCTTGAGCAATCGCTGTTCTAAATACTCTTTCTGATTTTTGAATTATTTCTTGTGTTGGTTTAAAATCATCACCAGAAAATATCTTTTTAAATATATTTTTTTCTTTTTTAAATATCTTGTACTCTCTATTCATGTATTTACCAAGCTGACTGGTGAAAGTATCACTTAGTTCAGTAGCACTAGAAAGAACATCTCTGGCTATCTTTTCTTCTTGTTTGGATAGTCCTTTAATTCCAAGAACATCTTTCGCTTCTCTAATCAAAGGTTTTAAAAATTGATTATCTAAAGTAAGAGAGTTTAAATCTAATTGATATCGAGAAGCTAATAAGGAATTTTCAAATTCTAAAATATCATCATCCGTTGCTTTTAAAGTATTCTTCATAAAATCATGAAGTGCTTCTCTTTTTTTGTAAGCAGGGTTAGCTACGGTAAATTCTTTTCCTTTAGAGTTTACTTTAACAATTTCTTTTGGAAGAGCGTAAGCTGCATCAGGTAATTGTTGTTGAACAATATTTCCTTGTTGATCAAAAACAAAATCTGATCTTTTAAATTTACCGAAGTCGGTTAGTCGATCGTTCACGAGCTTTTGAAACTTCGTAAAGATTTCATCTTTTTGTGATCCTGCATTTTTCAATGCTTGTTTTGAAATTTTTTCAGCTGATTTAGCTAAGGTTTCACTTACAATTTGTGATTGTAAAGCATAAGTAGAAGCTATTTGATCTCCATCTTTTAAAATATTAAATGCTCTTTGACCAAGAACACTATTAGGAGTAAGCATATTTAACCCTTTACCAATAACATTTTGTAAAGGACTTCTATCGAACTGTCTTGCCAGAGGAGTTGCTTTCACTGCTTTACTAACACCCGCTATGGTTGCCCCTAGTCCTGCTCCAATAGCACCACTTTCTGCAGCGAACTTAAAACGATTAGTAAATCTTCTGAATGCTTCTTCTCTACCCTCTAATCCTTCTCTTTGATCTGTTTCTGTCGGGCCGCCAATAGCATCACCAATAGTTCCAAAATCATCAGTATAAGCTAATCCTTCACCAACAGTAGAACCTAACAATCCTCCGCCACCAATTTTTAATTTAGTAGCTAAGTCACTCTTTAAAGTATTTTGATCAATATCTTTTCTAACTAATTTTTTACCTGTTGCTTTATCTAAATAGTTACCTGTTTTCTTTGCACCAATAGCTCTTTTAGCTAGTCCCGCTCCTATTTTATAACCTGCTACACCAGGTACACCTAATTGAATTAGACCTTCAGCTATTTTACCTGTTAGACTTTTCTCTGCTATTTCTTCAAAAGGATTTAGTTTATCAAAAAATTCTTCAACACCAGAAGCTGTATCTGTATCTGCTCCTAAATCAATTAGTTCAGCAGCGAGAGAAGCAAATCCTTCAGGTATTTTTAATACACCAGAAGCAACACCAGAAGCAAGTCCTACAAAAAAATTAGGTTTTTTATCTTCGTCTTTTTCTTCAACTAAAGTTGATTCATCAAATCTTCCTTTTGAAGATACAATGGGACTATCAAATCTTCCCATTTTACTTTACCCTTACTTGCGTTTCGCCTTTATTTCTATATTGAGTTCCTGGTTCTAAGGCTTCAAATTCTGCATCGCTATCAATCTCAACAATATTTCCTCCTGTCTCCACAGTTTCTTTTGAATTTTGTTCTATGAACATTCCTGTTCCAAACTCTTTTTTAATTTGAGCGTCGGCTGCAGTAACTGCTTTATCAACTTCACCTAGTTCTTGTGTGTAAAGAGCCAGTAATTCTGAATATCTTTCATCTTTCATTTCAGCAATAGTTTTACCAGATTTTTGTTCGTATATTCTAGTTGCTTCCTCAGCTGCTTTTTCTGGACTAAGTCCTTTACTGTTTATAAGGTCTTGTACTAATTGACCAAATGTTCCTGGCTTCTGAGTTCTACCTAGTTCTTCTTCAGCACCTTTAATAGCTATCATGTCAATCGCTCTTTCATCTTTCATTGCTTCTCTACCTAGAGCTGCGAAAGCTTGTAATGGATCTTTAGCTGATTTTGCAATCTTCTCGGCAAATGTACCTCCTCTAGCTGATGCTAGATTTAAACCAAATTGTGCTAATTGTAATAGACCTTGTTGTTTTAATCCTTCTTTAGGATCACCTAAAATCTTTTTATATAAATCAGAACGCTCTCTCACTAAAGATTCTAAATCAGAAAGTCTTTCTTTTTCTGGTGCTCCAAGAGTATCGGTAACACTTGTTGCCTTTTCCTCAACGATTTCATCTTGCCCTGGACCTTTGCCTTTTAGAATCGCTTCTTTTAATTCCGTAGTTGTTTCTGCTGTTCTAATATCCTCCGGTACAGGAGTAGCAATATCTTTCACTGCTTCTTGTTGTGCTGTAACTAACTCTTTTTTCAATTCAGCTATCTTTGCTTCTTCAGCAGAAGTATCGGCATCTGGGTTATTAGCTTTTTTATTTGCTATAATTGTTTCTAATCTTTGAATTTGATTTGCAATAGAATCGCTTTCAGTTGGTGAAGCCATAATATCCGATAGCATCACTTTAGGTTTAGCTTCTTTTGCCTCTTTAATCTCTTGTCCTTTACCGCCAGGTGTAAATAATCCTAACGGATCACCACCATTACTCATTTTTACAATACCACCATTAGCAAAAGCTGGGATACCATAAGCACGTAATTCGTCCTTGGACAGTCGTCGTTGGAAAAGAGGTCGATCTAAGATAGCCATTATGATAACAGGCTGATGCCTGCCCCCGATCCACCTAATGCACCTAAGGTGCTTAAACCTGCAATACCTAAACCAGCTACTTGTTGGAAAAGTGACGGTGAAGGTTGAGAGGTATATTGAATTTGTGATGTTGGAACACCTCGAAGAATATCAGAAGCAAATCCAATTCTTCTAAACGGTTCTTGTTGTCTGGCTAGTTCTGTTTGTCGAGCAGCTTCTAAAACATTCTGTGCTTGCTGTTGTTGAACACCGCCCACACTTAATAATCTGTTAATGTCGACGCCCCCTAATTGTTGGGTTAAAGATCCTAAACCCGATTGAGCTTGAGCAGCTCCAAGTGTCTGTGTTCCGAGTTGTCCTAATTGTTGTGCGGTTGCTCTTTGTGCCGCTTGAGCTTGTAAATAGTTTCGAGAAAGATCTTCAAAAATTCTTTGTGATTTAACCTGTGCTAAGTTTCTTGCTTGTTCTGCTTCACGGACACCGAATC